CATCTATCACTGGGTTTTTCACCCAGACGGCCCGAAATTTGTGCTCACGTGGTTCGATAATGGCGGGGGAGGAGTCTCCATCCGATGCACGGGACCAGAAGCCCCACATTGGACCTACATAGCAGATAAACTCGGAACGTCGGAGACGCACGCTGAAGCGCTCGAGCCGTTTATAACGGAAAAGATGCAGCAATTGGCAATATGACGCCTAAGCCGAACTAGGCTAGGCGGCAGGATGGAGATAGCGCGCGCACGTTGTCTCTGTCCTGCTCTTTGCTTTGGTTTACTCGAGGTAAATAAAACAGGATGACAGAGCGCGCCCGCTATCCTGTGCACTCGCAGTCGACATAGAACGAACGATAAAACAAAGACTTAGAGGAAGGATTTAATATCCTGATATTAGGTCTCAACACTTCTTAGACAGCATGTATAAAAAAGTTACACGAAGCCCCCATCCAGACGAACGAACGAACGAACGACCAGCGCGCGCATGGTATAGACAAAACCGATCAGGGTTGGCACTGTGGGAATTGCGCAAATCAGGGTTAGAGTGGGGGTCATATCTATACCCTGAATCCCTCACTCTACCCACTCCACCCCCGCATTTAGATTTAGCTCGAGGTAATTGCTTTTCCGCAACCCTTGCAAATACCCGAATTTGTTGAACAATCCCGCATTTTTGACTCGAGGCGAGGCGAAAAGGTGTATATACTGAAGACGTACACGCAGGGTGTACACACAACACACAGGAAACAGACATGACAACAATCACCAGAATCAATGAGAACACCTTATCAGTCATCATCCACGACGGAGCGACGCCAACCATCGTGGAGCGCAACGGGGATTTCAGCCAGCTAATCAGCTTCAACACCAAAGAGGTACAGCAGCATTTCTGGAACATGCTTATGGGTATGGCTACAGGCAGCATTGACCCCAGCGCGCCGATGGGTCCAAAGACTGCAGAGCTTGAGATGTTATCAGAGCGCATCGATGCACTGGAGAATAACGACCAGTGCAACGACACAGCTCAACAGTACTGTCGGCAACTAATCCGGAACCTTGAGACCCGGCTCGAGGTGGTGCGCGACAATGCCTCAGAGCAGCTCGAGGAGGTCAAGCGCGACATCGACATGCACGGCAAGCAACTCGAGGACCTCGAGAACGCGGACCCGGCTGACATCGATGAGGCGCATCTCCATGACCTCGTTGTCGACCTCGTCAAGTCAGACGAGAACGGAACGATTCGAAGGAAGGTGCTCGAGGTGGTGCGCGACGCACTAAGCTAAGGTTGTCAACGCTGCGGGCTAGAGTCGTGAGACTGTGGCCCAGTGCAGCAAAATTTCAGTGCTCGACAAGCTCGCCAAAGAACGACCTCGCTGCGCTCGGACGAATGGTCGCCGCTGTCGCGGCAGGGGGTATCCCGCTATCGTCTATCTCTATCTCTATCTAATACCCTTACACTCACTATTCCCCTTTTCACATGACGCAATGCGTCAACCCACAGACGGCGCACATTTTTGGTGCACGCATCGCAAAAACCAAAACTTTTCGATATCCTCCCCCTATGAGCGACAAAATGATCAGCATGAAGAAGTTAGTGGCCAGGTATGAGACCAACACCTTTGGGAAGCTGGGCAAGCAAGATCAGGCAGACCTCGAGCACGACACAGAGGCGGCGCTCGAGTATGAGGCGCAAAACACAGTGCGCATGAATGCTCAGCCAGTGGAGGCGCGATACCTGCCACGGTTGGCTGACATTCAGCAGAATATCTATTCTGTGCTAGAGAGCGAGAGCCGTAAGCTTGCCGATGCCAGTACTCGGAATTATCACGAGACGCTGAGTGCAGAGGAGGTGAAACTTCTCGGTGTGGTGACGCGGAGTCTTTGTCAGCTGGGAGACCTCGAGAGGGGCTTGCGGCAGAATGATCAGTTGAGTAGCATGAGCGACGAGGACCTCCAACGCCTAGCCGGTGAAGCATTCAATCAGTTGGAGTCTAAGGGGCAAAAGAAATGACGACCTATTATTACAAAAACACAATCACAGGTTTGGTGAGCCAAAACTCTGATTATTCTCAGCCTCAGGTTGTGACAAAGGCAGACCCATCTACTACGACCGGGACAGAATTTTTTAGCAGTCGAATCAGCCTAGGAAGCGGTGGAACGTTTCGCCCGATTGTAAATTCTACAACTACCACCATTGTTTCTGGCATAGGGATTGATGCTCCCAAAAGAGTGGTGATTACTAATCTATCGGCAGCCGCAGCTTTGCTTGTGAATTACTATCAAAGGGTTCACACCTTTACCGGAACTGCAGCCTTTAGTAGCGGGTCTACATTCACAATTGCTGGCGGCACTATGTCACACGGTGACATCACCCTAACGGGCGATGGCGGCGCTTTTCTTGGTGCTGTTGATCCAGTGCTTGGTCAGTTTGCAGCAGAAAAAATGCTTTACATAAACCTCGCAAAAACAGGCACAACAACTCGTTTTTATCGGGCGATTAGTGTTCAGGATCCTTCAAGCGACACAGTCATTGGTGTTGTTCGCGATGGGGGAAGCATCGGATTCCCAGGAAATGGTACGGCAACCATTAACGCTTACGTTCGTACTACCGCCGTTGTTGGTGTAGGCGGTCAATTGATTTTGAATGATATGGTTGTGGCACCCACATCCGGCGAAGTTTCACCGTTTGATATCAGAGAAGAAGACGGGGCAGCTTGTGACTTTGAAATCTTGATGGTGGGTTAAGATGGCCCTCGCGCAAGAAAGACGTATCCCAATCCGGCTACGCATGGCTGATGCGTCCGATGCGCCAATGATATATTCGAACTGGCTCAAATCATACGCGGGCCAGAACAAGCACATACCGAAAACGGTGGTGGATAAAATTCACCGCCAGGTTGTGGGCAGGTTGCTAAGCGAAGCCCATACAGTCGTTGCCGTGGTAGATCTGCCAGACCTAGATGATGAAATCTGTGGCTGGCTCTGCGCGCAAAGGTCCGAAAAATTTTTCATTAGCCATTGGGGCTATGTGAAGCGCGAGTATCGAAGGTTTGGCGTTATGAGCGCCATGCTGGAGATGTTCGAGTACAAGCGGGGCGAGCCAGTGATGGCAAGTCATGATTTTCCGCTGCGCAAAGACTTGCGACAGCACAATATTATGTACGTCCCGCATATTTGCCATGAAGGCGGTCTAGAGAAGATAGACAAGCTATACGGAGGTGCACTCGATGTATCAAATTAAACTCAAATCAGTCCAGCTCAACGAAAATGCAAAGCCGGTGTTCAATCAGAACTTTATCGACGTGCACACCAACCCCCAATATGAGCTTACGCTGCTGGGTGAGTGGATTAGAGTAAAATATGGTCAATCGGATCCTCGTTTTGTTCCTGTGCATTCTATTTCGTGGATGTCACCGCTAAAAGCCGAAGATATGGGGCCAAAAGAGACCCCAAAACGGGGTCGAAAACCAAAGATCAAGGCAGTAGCCGATGAGCCAGCAAAACAAGCAGTATGACGCACGTCAGGTACTAAAAGAGTACCTCAAGCGACATGGCGATCTATCTGGATTGCAAGAAGACAATCCCGACGCCGAAAAACGCTCATTTGCTTGGCATAAACACCTTTTGCCGCAACAAATGGAGTACATAGCTGACAAAACACGTTTGAAGACAGCTTTGTGCAGTCGTCGAGCCGGTAAGACTTATGCATCGTGCTATTACCTCATTGAGACGGCTATGAAGCATGCAGAGTCAACTTGCGCATACATCGCATTGACCAGAAGCAGTGCAAAGAAGCTCATGTGGTCAGAATTGCAGCGTGCAAATCGCAAATATTACCTCAATATGCACTTCAATAACTCTGAGCTTACCGCGACCTTTCCAAACCACAGTCAAATTATGCTTACTGGCGCAAACGACGAGGCAGACATCGATAAGTTGCGTGGTCTTAAGTATCAGCTTGTAATTCTTGACGAGGCGGGCTCGTTCGGTCGGCATATTGATGCGTTGGTTGAGGAGGTACTCGAGCCTGCGTTGATTGATTGCGATGGTACGCTTGCCATGATCGGTACACCAACAGCTAGCTGCAGCGGGTTTTTCTATGAAGCATCTACAGGGCTACGGCCAGGGTTTAGCCAGCACCACTGGACTATCCTCGAGAACTCATACATCCCACACGCTGCAGAGTACCTCGACAGAAAACGGGACAGCAAAGGCTGGAGTCCCGATAATCCGGTATATCAACGAGAGTGGTGTGGAAGGTGGGTTAGGTCAGACGATTCACTTGTGTACCGATATCACAGCCACAACATTGTCGATGGCCTCCCCGATGACTTTGATTTCGAATTTATCCTTGGCGTCGACCTTGGATATCACGACGCGACCGCCTTCGTCGTCATGGCTTATTGTAGAGACCTACCGCATGTCTTCATCGTCGACTGTCAAAAGCAGTCCAAGATGCTGCCCACCGACATTGCAGAGCGAATTGGAGATCTTGCCGCTGAGTACGACTTCACCAGAATCGTCGCCGACACTGGTGGACTGGGCAAGAGCATTGTGGAGGAGTTTAAGATTCGCTATGGGCTACCAATCTACCCGGCAGAGAAGACAAAGAAGCTAAGCTACATCGAGATGATGAATGCGGACCTTGCAGATGGCATCCTCAAGGTAACACGAGGGTCTGACATTTTAGACGAGTGGCGCAACTTGCAGTGGGATGAGGACCACCGCAAAGAAGACGGACGCTTCGAGAACCACCTCGCAGATGCTGCGCTTTACGCATGGCGAGAATGCCGACACTATAGGTATGAGGCCCCGATAGAGCCTCCTAAGTATGGCACTCCTGAGTACTGGGATATGATTGAAGACAAACACTGGGCTGAGTCCGCGAAGAATCTTGATCGCAACGACTCAGACAGATGGTGGGCGGCAGGCACGTCAATTGAGAGGTTACAATGAGCAGCGTATATATGGATCAAAAGTTTTGGTGGGACACTGACCAGGATGACCCCCATGATTTAGTTTACTCCTTGCTTGAGAATCTCAAAGAGAGAATCGAGACTCGAGACGACCATAACGTTTTGCATCTGGCTCTCTATGAGAACTACTACAACAATGCACTCAACCCGATGGGCTACAAAACAGGCACTCTGTTTGATGATGACCGTGTGACGTTCAACGTCATTGCTTCGTGCTGCAATACGGTCACAGCCAGGATAGCCAAAACGAGACCGAGGCCAATCTTTTTGACTAGTGGCGGTGACTTTAGCCTTAAGCGCAAGGCAAAGTTATTGACGAAATTTGTCGATGGTATGTTTTACCAAACTGAGATTTATGACGTTATGCAGCGAGTATTCCTCGATAGCTGCGTGTTTGGCACAGGTGCGCTCAAAATCTATGTTGAGGACAATGAGGTCAAGATCGAGCGTGTCTTCCCTAGTGAGCTCATCGTTGACGAGTATGAGGCACGATATGGTGATCCGCGACAAATGTTTCAGCGCAAGGTAATGCCTCGAGAAGTCGTGGCGGGCTTGTACCCAACTCATGCAAAAGAGATTGCAGCAGCTGCGCCGTGCGACCCTGAGGACAGGACATACAATACAGGTGATATGATTGAGGTGATCGAGGCTTGGCACATACCGTCCGTATCAGGCGGTGATGATGGCCGACACATCATCTGCATCGACGGCGCTACCCTCTTTGACGAGAGGTACGAGAAGGATTACTTCCCGTTTGTCACTTTGAGATGGACTCGTCGCATGTTGGGATTCTACGGACAAGGGCTAGCTGAGCAGTTGCGTGGCATCCAAGCAGAGATCAACCAACTGCTTCTCAACATCCAGGAGCAGATGAACCTGGCGACACCAAAGGTGTTTTTGGAGCGTGGGTCACAGGTGGCCAAAGAACAGATCAACAATCAGACTTGGGGTATTATTGAATACGAGGGTCAGCCTCCGCGATTCTTTGTGCCGCAAACTGTCGCAGGTGAAATCTTCTCTCACCTTGATCGCCTATATAATCGCGCGTATGAGATATCCGGCATCAGCCAGTTGTCTGCGACAAGTCTCAAGCCTGCGGGTTTGGAGTCTGGCGTTGCATTGCGTGAGTACAGCGATATCGAAACCGAGCGCTTTGTAATCGTCGGTCAGGCTTTTGAGAAAGCGTTTCTTGATGCTGCAAAGCAAATGATTGATCTAGCCAAAGACGTGTCAAAGCAAGGCAAATCATATGAGGTAATTTCATACGGTGATAAAGATATCGAACGCATAAAGTGGTCCGAGATTAATCTGCGCGAAGATCAGTACCGTATGAAAGTCTACCCATCCAGCCTACTGCCAACTACACCAGCTGCGCGTCTGCAGACAGTCATCGAAATGTCGCAAGCAGGGCTTATAGACAAAGCAGAGACACGAAGCCTCTTAGACTTTCCGGACATTGAGCAATACAATAAGCTGGCAACTGCGCCTCTTGAGGAAGCCGAAATGCTCGCCGAGGAGATTCTCGAAAAAGGCAATTATCACCCACCAGAGCCTTTCTCTGATCTTCAACTTCACCTACAGTTTTTTCAGCGGGCTTATATTGAAGCAAAGATAAACGGTGCCCCAGAAGATCGTTTAGCGATGATGCGTCAATATATGCAGGGTTGCTTCCAGCTACTCCAGCCGCCGGCACCTCCTGTCGCTGCCATGCCAGAAGGAACCCCAATGGCCGGCGGTCCCGCTCCTACCGAACTAACGCCCACGGTGACACCACCGAGGGAGACAATAAATGAGCTGGCAGAAGCAGAAGTGCCAGCCCCACAGGTGACTGGTGCCGCGATGGAAGGTGTGCCAGTTTAAAGGAGAGAGTATGTCTGAGGAAGGGCAAATTGCAGAACCAGAAGTTCAACCAGTTCTTGATGTGGGAGACGCTCCTGGAGGACCTGATGGAGGAGCCTCTGGAGGAGACGACGTTTCACATGAAACAACTGGAGAGAATGGTGATAACAATGGAGTGGAGAGCAGCGCTCCAGAGCCTGAACAACAATCAGC